GTGATAGACCTTGGATGGACCCGTTTGAAGATGCTAAGGATATGTTCAGCCAACAGTTCCAATATGCTAAGAATGCATTCCAGTGGTCTGAATATAACCAAGCTGCTGACAAACTTAAAACTGTTCTAGATGATGAGTTTATAGCTAAGGACGCTCCTAATTCAGTAAAAGCTGCTAGGAACATTGTAGATCATTATCTTGGTAGTTCTGACAGAAACTTGATGTCTAAGGTTGAAAACGCTGTTGCTAAGGGAGTTGGTGTTAGTGTCCAATCCGGTCGTGATATAGTTGGTATGGCTAAGACTGGATGGATTCTGCAGAAAATGGGAACCAACACTGGTGCTTTAGTGCAGAACTTATTCCAACCTATAAACACTGTTCCATTCCATACAATGCTGTCAGAAGATGGGTTTAAACATAATCCTGTTAAGACCATGCTTTCTACTATGTTAGATGCTTCTGTAGGAATGGCTGAGCACTACGGACGCAAGCGTGGTATTAAATCTCACACATCTGGAACTAGTATAGGTAAAGCTGCAACTAAATACGCTGAAGATAACGGTATTCTTAATCTGTCTTCTTTTGACGAGCATACTAACATCAATTCAAGTAGAGCACAAGTAGGAGTTCAAAAGACTCTTGGTGTTATGCTTATTGAAGCTGATAAGCTTTCTAAGTTCACAGCTTTTATGAGTTACGTCCATCATCTGGAGCAATCTGGAAAGTACACAAACAAAATGGAACTGTTCCGGGATGCGGAGCATTACATGAACGCATCTATGGTTGATCCTAGAATGCAGGAGCGTCCTTTCGTTATCCAGGATACTGGTTTAGCTGGTAACGTAGGATCTACGCTACAAGGATACACTGCAAACTATCTTAATCAACTAGCATCGTTTAGTCATAGAGCTTTTGTTCAGAAGAAGCCTGCTGCTTTAATTGAGTTTTTAGGTATCAGTGGAGCATTAGCTGGTTTAGCTGGCACTACAGGAGTAAACACTATTATCTCAGCGCATGATGCTTATCGTGATTGGCTGGCTGAAAACAGCCCAGAAGATTATGATAAAACATCCGACTGGCGTAAATGGTTTGTTGATTTGGATGATGGCTCTTTTACAGGTCAAGCTGCTAAGTATGGTGTTCCTTCTGCTATTTCTGGCAAATTTACTGGTGGTACTAACGCTGACTTTTCTAAAAAGTTTGAAGCACAGGTATCTATTCCTGGTATCGGGCCTATTGCAGATGTAGCTACTCAAGCAGGAGACCTTGCTGGGGCAGCTCTATCTGGGGATACAAGTAAGATGAAATCTGCTTTGTATAAGTCAGCTCCTGCTGGCTTAGGGCAAGGATGGATCGACTCTGAATCTGGATGGTTCCAAGATCCTAAGAGTGGTAAATACGCTCCTCCTAGTTCTGGTGATTATAGTCGTGGATATTTCAGAGACGATGGTGACAAACTAATGCGTAAACTGGGTGTAGTATCTACTAAAGAATCCAAAGAAAAAGAAATGATCTACCTACAAAAGAAGAATGAGATTAACAACGCAACAGTTAATAGAAATCTTCTTAACAAGTCTATAGACTTATGGATGAAAGGTAAAGATGAAAACCCTTATTTTGGAATACTGGTTAAGAGAAACCCAGAAATTACACCGGATGTAATCGGAGGCGCTATTGATAAGTATGTCACTGACCATAATCTTAATGCGCAGCAAGCTGCTTGGATTAAAACTAAAGCTTGGGCTTCTGTCAAACGTAATACGGAGTATAGCAGATGAACATAAGTTCTAAAGGTATAGACCTATTGAAGGATGCAGAAGGATTTAGGAGTAAGGCGTATCTTGATACTGGAGGTGTTTGGACCGTAGGGTACGGCACCACTAGAATTACAGATAGGCCAGTTAATAAAGACGATGTGGTGGATGAGTTGTATGCCGTTGTATTAATGCTGGAAGACATTGCATCTTCTGTTAGTGCAGTAAATAGGCTTGTGACAGTTCCGCTTACGCAGAACCAATTTGATGCTTTGGTAGATTTTGTGTACAACCTAGGAGAGAGTCAATTTTTAAAATCAACTCTCTTAAGGTTACTCAACACCAAAGATTATTTAGGAGCTTCTAAAGAGTTCCGTAAATGGGTTTTTGATAACGGTGTTGTGCAGCCTGGATTAGTTTCCAGGCGATATCGAGAAGAGCAATTATTCTTGAGTTAAATTAAGCCCGCCTTGTGCGGGCTTTTTTGTTTCTGCAAAAGAATATAACTTCGTTCCATGCCCCGTATTGGGATCATGCTTGGCCGCAATACGCACAGCTTCAATAGCTGTCTTACCAGAAGCTAAAGCTCCTGTTGCATAGTGTGAGCCAGAACCAACAGCGTAATAAGGTTGATTAATTTCAATCCAATTTGATGGCTGCGTAAATGTAAACATCTTCTTGTCTGCTGTCAGCACCACAAATTCAGACGAACGCACTTTTGGTGGCTTACCATCTGGATTCAGTAGCCATCCTACTACTTGTTGACATTCTTGTGCTGCTCCACTAAACCCAATGTAGAACGGCTTTGGATATACCTGCGGGTTATACACCTGATGTATCTTCGTGGACCCACGGAATTTATAACCAGAAGGGTGCGTAAACTGCAAATCGCAGGCGATCTCATTTTTTGTAATTGCTATTGTTGTCATTAATATCCTGCTGCATATGTGCCTACCATACTGTTCTTGGAATAAGACACTGTGTTTGTTTCAAAAAAATTCTCAACTGTACTGGAACTTGTTAACCAGTCTAACCATTCAAATGGATTCTTTTCATGGAATTGTGGCTTAAGTCCAAGTTGCTGCATTCTATAATCTGTAACTGCCCTAATATATTGCTTCACTTCTGTAGAAGTAATTCCATCAATCCCGCCCACCTTAAAGGCAATATCAATGAATGCATCTTCCAAGGCCACAACATCACGGGCCGCTTGATAGATTTTCTTTTTGAATGGGTTGGTGACAATAGTCGGATTTTCCTGAACCAATGTACGGAACAGTGTGGAAAGTCCTTCGACATGGATTGACTCATCGCGGATACTCCAAAGGTTAATGTCAGTCATACCAAGCATCTTACCATGTCTGCTAAAGTTTAACAACATGGCAAATGATGCGAACAAACATACACCTTCCACAAGAACTTGTGTGGCAATACCTAAAGCTAGGTCTTCTTCTGTTTTGTTTGAAACGTCTGTAATGAAATCAGCTTTAGCCGCCATTTCTTTATACTGTAAGAACTCTTCATAGAATGTGTCACTAAATCCTAATGTGTCATTCAGAAGGGCGTATGCTCTTTGGTGGATTCCTTCTCGTGATGCAAACGAGCCGAGCATATTTCTAGCTTCATTATTGCGTACCACAGGAATGAGATTATCGTAGTAGTCAAGAGCCACGAGGAAGTCTGAATGGGTAAAGAGGCGAAGAATGCTGCTAATAAAATACTTCTCAGTATCAGTAATAGCTCCAGTTTTCCATTGTTCGACATCTTGCTGAAGCTTTGCTTCACCCTCATGCCAATGTGCTTCCTCATGTTTTTTAGTGATCTCCACAAACTGCGGATACTTTGGTACATATGTTTTACTCTGGTGCAATACGCTCATTAATTAGCCTTAACATAAAATTGTTTTCTGCCTCTAATATTTGAACCCTCTGTTTTAAAGTAATCAACTCATAATCTGCTTTTTGGAACTTATTTCTAGCATCAAGGTAGTAGTGAAACAAGTCAAACACAGGATCTCCATGCTCGTGCTTATATTTCACCACTGTGAGTCTTCTAATATCATACATTGGTAGTGTCATCCTTCACATGCAACGCATGTATCTCCTTTCCAATCTTCCAGAGGTCTTCTGGTAACTGCTTTGATTACATCTGCTGAAGCTGCTGATCCGGTTCTGAAATAGTACATTGATTTAAGTACTCTTCCTTTTGCTGCTTTAAGGTGGACTGAGTTGATGTACGCTCGATCTGATCCTGGTAAGAAGAACACGTTAAGACTCTGAGCTTGGCATATGTAGGGCTGTCGGTCCTCTGCGTGTTGGATAATCCAATGTTGGTCAATTTCCCAGGCGGTTTTAAAAACTGATCTTTCATTCTCAGACAATACGGACAAATGCTGCACTGACCCATTGTGGGTGATAATTGACTTCCAGGTTGTATCATTATTTATTTTGTATTTTTCAAGAACAGGCTCAAGATACTTGTTTTTAACCAAGAATATACCAGCCCTACCTTTTTGGGTATAAGCGTTAGAAGCAATAGGTTCAATACTTGGAGAAGTGTTACAAAGAATACTAGAA